TAGTATGCCCTCTTTCGTATGTTAGTTATCCTATGTTGCTTATTTAATCGGCAGACCATGGCTGTCGGTGTATGAGCCTGTGGCAACGGTTTGACATGGGATTATTCCAAATTATATTCCTGTTTGATTGCGTCAATTTTATTTTGCAAATCTTTTTTGCCTGATGAGGAAACACGGCGGACTCCTTCTTCAAGCTTTTCAATGGCTTTTTCGGGGTTGTTTTCTGCAAGATAGAGGTCGGCGTAGAGTTCATAAACATCTGTTCGTGTAGGGTTAGCCTCCTGATAGCCGTCAATCAGCTGTTCAGCTTTTGAATAATTCTTGCTGTCAATTGCGGTATTTATATTGTTCACAAGATTTGCGTTGTAAACAAATGCAAAAACGACTATGGCAATTACAACAGGCACGCCGATGATTATGCCCAATTTTACCATTTTTTTGTTCTTTTCCTTTTTAATACGGGTGAGTTCAGTTTGATAGTCACCGTAATTCATACCGCAGCTCGGACAAACATTTTCGTTGTATTCAAGCATATGACCGCACTTGCAACGCTTTTGCTTCATCTTGTTTATCTCGGTATTTATCTGAAAAATAACAGGGGTATATTTGTTGTTAATCTGAGCCGCCTCGGTTCTTCTTCTCTGCTCATTGGCTATTTTGAGAGCCTTGTCAAGCTCGTTTTGCTTACGGATGTTGACTGCCCCTAAAATCCTGCTGAGGTAGCTTCTGTGTTCATCGGGAGAAAACGAGTACAAATCATCGAGCAATGAACTGTTAAATTCAATCTTGCCTGCCATAAAGCCGAAAAGGTTCATCTTGACAAGGTTTTCATTTGATGAATCGAGCTTGCAAATATCTTCGCTGTACTTATATGCCTTTGCATAATCGCCGTTATTTGCCGCATTGTTTACCAAATCTTCAAGTGCCTTTATTTTGTCATTTTTATCAATTCTGCGTTCGGTAATGAAATCCTTAATAAGAATTTGAGTGCCGCAATATTTGCAGTTGGTTTTCATCTCTGTAGAATTAACTTCAAGCTGACTGCCGCAATTCGGGCAGTTTAATGTTATAAGTGAATTGTTTGCCATAGTTTTACCTCTCTGTCTTTCAAGTTGTTTGACTTCACTATTAGAAAGCGGTTTATCTAAATCTTCAAGCTCCGGAAAATGCACACCAAACGAGATAGCTCTGTCACAATGAGGACATCTGCCAATGACAAGATCCTCGGGAATAGTCATCATAGAAGGGTATTTATCGGATGTACCGCTTATTGAATAAATTTTGCCGTTACCGTATTTTGAACAGTAATTGCAGCCTTTTGCAAACATCTGAAAAGTGTCGTTATTGTATTTCTTACAGCGCTTTAATGTATATGCTAAAGTGTTTTGTTCCTTACCCATTACAATCACCCTAATTCATATTGCATTAGCCTCAAGTTCGTTATAAACAACAGGCTCATAATCATAAAAGTGTTCTGATTTAATATGTTTCAATTCGTGTTTTGTTGCTTTTTGCTGAACAGCATGACTTAATAAAATATTTATGTAAACATTGAAATTACCGTCTGAATCCACAACAGTAACACCTTTTACAGTCAGCGGCAGTTCGATTCCTCTAATATAAATATCGTCCAATAATCATTCATCCTTTTGCAATGCCTCAATGATACGAACAGCTTTTTCAACATCTTCTTTTGTAGCACCTTTTGCAAGGCTGAACAGCATACGCATTTCACTTCTGTTTTTGAGTTCTTCAAGGTATTCCTGAAGTTCTACATCATCAGTAAGTTTTGATGTTGCGTGTTCTTCCGTCAGATCCGATTTAAGTATTCCGAAATAATCTGCAAGCATTTGCATTTTATCTACTCGTGGATACTTCTTTGCATTTGCCCAGTCTGAAACTGTTGAGGCTGTGATTTTTAAGTCTGAAACAATATCAGCCTGAGTTTTATTATTTATGGCAAGATAATAATTGAAATTTTTAGCGAATATCTTTTTGTTCATTTCACTGTTATCTGTCATATTGAACACCTACCTTTTATTTATCTAAATCATACACTAAAAGCGTAAAAAAATCAAGATATTTTTAAAAATATTTCGTTTTTAGCTTGACATCACGCTTTTAGCGTGATATTATTAGAGCTGTAAGGAGGTGACGAAATGCTCAACACCAAAGTTAATTATCCTAAAATCACACTTGCGGCGGCAAGAGTAAATGCAGGATATTCGCAGAAAGAAGCCGCTTCAAGACTTAAAATCAATGAAAGAACTCTTCAAAACTACGAAAGTGGTGCTAATGTTCCTGACTGGGATATGGTTCATAAAATCGGTGAACTTTACGATTTCCCGATTGATTTTATTTTTTTTGGCTCCGAATTACGCTTAAAGCGTGATAAAACTAATAACTAAACCAACACCCACACAATCAATAATACCACAATCACAGTCCCATTAAACGGACTTAGCTGAAAAGAGGTGAAGAAATGAAAAATAAAATGATAGGCAACTATTCAAATGAAGGAGTGCTTAATATATCGGCTACAAATTTGCAGGAGTTTGAAAGCCTTATAAAAAAGGCAAAAAAACAAGCTGACGAATTGCAGGATACAATCAATCAGCTTGAATTCTTCAATTTTAGTTTTAAGTTCTCAACAGATAAGGATAATTAGTTTTTCTTTGTCATTTTTTCTGCATTCATAGCAGAAATGTCAAAATCTATAAAAGAAACGATTGCATTTATAAATTCGATTAAGTCGTCAACATTGTATTCCTGCTGCTTTCTTTCGTAATGGGTTTCGTCATTACCTATCCAAGCAGAAGCCACAGCTAAGTGTTTGATTTTACCATTGTCAATATAATTATTGATACATTGTGACAATGGAGCTTTTATTATTGCTTCTTTATCATCAGGGTGTAGAAAAATGGCATAATCTTTTACCAAAAATTCCAATGCTTTTCTGTAAGCCATTCCTGAAATATCATTCAAACGATACTGCTGTGAAGCATAAGCCTGATTGTAAATATTACAAAAATCAGGGGATAAGTCTTTTATGTGTTTAGGAAACTCTCGTTCTTCAACATTATAAACCGGCTCAAATCCTCTTAGGTCAGTTATATCGTAATAACGACGTATATGATAATTACCTAAAAAGGTCTTTTCACAATTGTGACAGAAGAAATGAACAAAAAGATTTGGGTAATTATGTTCATCGTCAATATAGTAGGAGCTTAAATACGAGGGGTTGCCAGATTTGTGACACATAGGACAGACTGACGGATATTCGATTTCAAGATTTTTCTTACTAATGTCATCGTTCAATGATTTGCAGTTATAAATTGTCTTTTTGATAAGCAAAGACCCCTTTCATTATATAGTGTAATGAATTGCTGTTCATCACTACATATAGTATATCATAGAAAGTTGGTGAAATCAATGCACATCAATGAATTTGCTGAAATCTTGCTTAAAAGCAGGAAACAGAAAGGTCTTTCACAAAGCGAGCTTGCTAAAAAATCAGGCTTTACTAAAAGAGCTATTCAGTATTGGGAAAAAGGCAAAAAGAGTATTTCTCTTGAAAATGCCGACAGGCTCTTAACGGCTTTGGGTGTAGAAATCAAGATAGGTAAAACAGAAAGCAGGTGATAACAATGCAGATAACAGGCACACCCGATGAAATCGCAGAATTTATGAATCTGCTGAAAAGCGATTACAGAGGTGACTGCACAATTGAAACTGATATTAACGGCAACACAATCTATCATTATCATTTTCCAAAATCAGATGATGAGTAATATTTATTTTTAGGAGGATTTTATATGTCAGACAGATTGATTGTACCAATCGTAAAGCCATTGACACCTAAAGAGGGCAACACAATCAGAGCGGTTGTCGATAATGACACGCTCAAGGAGCTTAATGAGATTTCGGACAAGACAGGAATTTACATCTCACAGCTTGCGAGAATGTGCATTGAATTCGCCCTGCCGAGAATTGACATTCAGGAAGGTGTCAAGGTCGAAAAAGTAAAGTAAGGAGGTGTACATATGCCGAGAGAAAAGCCATTATTTCGCAGAAATCTTGAAAGGCTTGACGAAAAATTTCCTGGCAAAGAATTGTTGAGTTACGATGAAGTAGCAACATATTTGCAAAAAAGCAAGAAAACCGTTTCAAGGATTTTCGGCGAAAGAAAAACAGGAAACAGTATTTCAAAAGCCAGAGTAGCAGACTTTTTAAGTTAAAGGAGCATTGAAAAATGGCATTTAAAGATTTCAGAACACGCAGGTCATTGCGTTTAGAACTCGAAAATCGAATCGAAACAATTGACCGACGCAACAAGACTATTGAAGAACTTACAGCTAAATGTAACGCTCTGAACAGTAACAACGAACTTTGGAAAAAGAAAGCAAACACCTGTGAAAGGGTTATAAACGAACTTACCCTTGAAAACGCAGAGCTTATCCGCAAGCTCAAAGTCCTTGAAACGCCTGAATCCGAAGCATTCGGTTTTGAATGTGTGGGGATGAAGAAATGAAAGAAAATGTTTTTGAACGAATGGAAAGAATTGACGGACAGAGAAAAATCTCTGATTTCATTGTTAAGCAAAAACAGGATTATGAATTTAAAGTTAAGTATGCAACTATCAGAGCGAGAGAATTTGCTGAAGAATGCGATAGACGAGAATTAAACTATCACGTTTCGGTCGGCGGTCTTGATAGCATTACATTATTTATCTTTTTAAAGTCGATCGGAATCCATGCCCCAGGAATCAGCGTTTCTTATCTTGAAGATTCGAGTATTCAAAAAATACATAAAGAGCTCGGAATTGAAAGGTTAAAGCCATCAGTTCGGTATGTTGACAGTGCAGGAAAAGAACACCGCTGGACTAAACAGGATATAATTCAGGAGTTTGGATTTCCTGTCTTATCAAAAGAAATTGCTTCCAAGATTGAATTACTTGCAAATCCGACCGAAAAAAACAAAACTGTTCGACACGCTATTGTAACAGGCGAAACAGGGGCTTATGGCGGTTATCAAAAAAACAGTCGTATGAAAATGTCGCAAAAATGGCTTGAAAAGTTCGGCGGTTATGCGAACAATGAAGAGGGTACAAATTATCAAATTCCAAATTTCAAAGTGTCATCAAAATGCTGCTATTATCTAAAAGAAAAGCCTTGTGACACTTGGGCAAAAGAACATAACAGCGTGCCTTATCTTGGCTTGATGGCTTCCGAAGGCGGAAGAAGAGCTAAATCCTTAATGATAAATGGTTGTAATTATTTTGGTAAATCTACAATCAGATCAGCACCGTTTGCGATTTTTAACAGACAGGACATTTTGCAACTTGCTCTTGATTTAAATGTTCCTGTTCCCGAAATATACGGAAAAATCGAGAGGCAAGAAGATGGTACTTTGTACACAACCAAGGCTCAAAGAACAGGTTGCTCAATGTGCGGATTTGGCTTGCACCTAGAAAAGCGCCCTCATAGATTTGACTTACTTAAAGAGCGAAATCCTAAAGAGTGGGAGTATTGGATGTATAACTGCTGCACAGATGATAAAACAGGCGAAAGATACGGCTGGGCAAGGGTGTTGGATTATATCAATGTTAAATATTAATTGCAATTGCAAAGAAAAATCCGCTGAAGCTCTGCAAAGCCTCAACGGATAGTAAGGATATAAACAATATAACCACTTTGATTATATCCTTTATTGATTAAAAAATCAAGAAGGAAGGTTGAAAAAATGGAATTTTGGTGCAGAAATTGCAACAATGAATGGGTTGATGATGAACAGCCGAAAGAATGTCCGAAGTGCCACGACTGGCAGTTTGAAGAACTTTTTACCTGCGAGGACTGCGGACGAAAAGAAGTTCTTGAAGACTTTGATTTCGGAAGATTATTCGACGGTAAGTGTTATGACTGCTTTAAGAAAAGCGTAGAAAACTCTGATGTCAACGCTTTCGTGATTTGGTATGTCTATTGCTACAACCGCAACGAGAGTGAAGTGTTTGAAGCTAAAGACCTTATTATTCAAGAAGCCTTTAACCTTGAATTTTGCAGAGAAAGCAACAAACCGGAACACAAAGTATTGATAACAAGCTTGTTTGACTATCTTGTAAAAAATATATTTGACCCGAAACCTCTTCCAAGTGAAAGTGAAGGCGAATTGAAAATAATTCAAAATGTTCGTGACTGGGTATTCGATGATATGGATTTCTTCTACGATTGGTGGTGCTTGAGAAATGGCAAGAACAAAAGCTCCGTGTTATGGCTGTCAGACGAGAAGTGAACGCTGTCACAACGGCTGCGAAAAATACCTCGAATATAAATCTGAACGCGATAATCGCCGAGCCGAACGCTCTAAGAATTACGATTTCATCGATTATATCTGCCACAAGATAGATCTGAACGCAAGGGGGCGAAAATGATGTCGCAGGAGTTTCCAAACGGCGTTTCGTACTTCACAGACGGCGAGATTTCGCTCACAGTCCATTTTCCCGAAGATAAAGTGAAATGTCACTACTGCCCGTTTTGTCGCTCAGAAAGCGATTTAAACCGCTACTGGTGCAGGCTGACAAACAGAATGATTTACAACCCGTACATACTCGGATTGCCCGACGGCTGTCCGATACAAATTAATGAAAGGATATAATTATGGGAATACCCGTTATGGTTCTCGGCAGAAGCGGAAGCGGAAAATCCGCAAGCCTGAGAAATTTTAAGTCTGACGAAATCAGCGTCATAAATGTAGCGAATAAGCCGTTGCCGTTTCGCTCAGACATAAAACCGTTCAATCTTAATCGAGAGGCAACTAAAAGGGGCGTGTCACGATACGCGCTTGCACAGCAGATGTTATTAAGGTGTTCGGCAAAGTCAATCGTGATTGACGACAGCCAATATCTTATGGCATTTGACAGCTTTGACAGAGCGAAGGATGTCGGTTACGGCAAGTTTACCGACATCGCCCTTAATTTTGAAAAGCTGATCGAATTTGTATCAAACAATCTTCCCGACGATAAAATTGTCTATTTTTTACATCATTGTGAAAGCAATGATATGGGCGAAATTAAGGCTAAGACAATCGGCAAAATGCTCGACAATCAGCTGACCGTTGAGGGCTTGTTTTCGATAGTTCTCTACTGCACAACCGACGGCAAGAGCCACAGATTCATTACGCAGTCTGACGGTAAGACATCGGCAAAGTCACCTATGGAAATGTTCACGACGAACGAAATCGACAACGACCTTAAAGAGGTCGATAAAGAAATTAGAAACTACTACAATATGGAGGTAATTAACGATGAAAAAAATTAACAATTGGGATAAACAGCAGGCAGTAACACAGAGAGAACAGCTTCCTGTAGGCGGTTATGTAGCCAAAATTATGGGCGCAGAGGAAAAGAAATACGGCTTTGGCAATATGCTTTGGGTGAGCGTTGACATTGCCGAGGGCGAGTATGCAAACTACTATGCCGAGGACTACCGCAGTCAGGACAGAGAGGACAAGAAATGGCACGGTGTTGTAAGGCTTTTTGTCCCGAAAGATGACGGAAGTGAAAAAGACGAGTGGACGAAGAAATCATTCAAAAGCTTCACAAATGCAGTTGAAGATAGTAACAGCGGCTACTCTTGGGATTGGGACGAAACCAAACTTAAAGGTAAGGAAATCGGTGTGCTTGTCCGCAATGAGGAATGGGAAAACACTGAAACAGGCAAATCAGGCTGGAAAACACAGCCGTTTATGTTCATCGCTTCTGATGACGCAAGGCAGGGGAATTATTCAGAACCAAAGGACAAGCCTCTCAAGAACAAACAGACTGTGCCTGCTCAATCTACAAATCAGGGCTTTGCCGATATGCCCATTGACGATGATTTGCCGTTCATTTAATAAATGAATCCGTTTGAAGTAAGCAGAGCGTTAAAAAACTTGACGCTCATAGTTGACACACGAGAGCAGGACACTGACAGGCTTCGCAGAAGAATAAGACAGACGGGACTTTCGTTTGTCCGGCAAAAACTTGACTTTGGCGACTATTCGGCGAAAACAACACTCGACAACGGCACGGAGTTTGACATTTCAAGCTCTGTGTCGATTGAACGGAAAATGAACCTTGATGAACTCTGTGCCTGCTATTGCAAGGACAGAAAACGCTTCACAAGGGAATTTGAACGGGCAAAATCGGCAGGTGCGAAAGTTTATTTGCTTATTGAAAACGCAAACTGGGAAAAAGCCTATAATGGCAGTTACAGAAGTAAGATGTCTCCGCAAGCATTAACTGCAAGTTTATTTGCTTGGCTTGCAAGGTACAATTGCCAAATAATCTTCTGCAAAGAGGAAACAAGTGGAAAAATCATCAGAGAAATCCTGTATAGAGAAATGAAGGAGCGGTTGGAAAATGGATAACACTTTTATCAAATTAAGCCGTAAAATCCAATCGTGGCGATGGTATCAGGATGCCAACACAATGCGTGTGTTTGTACATATTCTCCTTAATGCAAATGTTTACGATCACGATTTTGAAAACATTACGGTAAAAAGAGGACAGTGGGTTACAAGCCAGAAACGCATTGCGGAACAACTTAACCTTTCACTTAAAAATGTAAGAACCGCATTAGACCACTTAAAAGCGACAGGCGAAGTGGCAGTCAAAACTACTTCAAAATATTCGATTATTACTGTGTTTAATTACAATCAGTATCAAAAAGTGGCACACGATTCGGCAGTCAATCGGCAGTCGGCTGGCAGTCAATCGGCAGTCAATCGGCAACAATATAAGAAAGGGAAAGAAAGGAAAAGAAGGGAAGAAAGAGATATCCCCTCTTTTTCGGAGGTCAAACAGTTTGTCCGCACTGAAAATCTGAATGTTGATGCAAAGAAGTTTTTTGATTATTACGAAGAGCGAAAATGGCAGATAGCGGATAAGCCGATTGATGATTGGAAATCATTGTTAAAAACCTGGTCGAAAAAAGAACATAAGACATATGCCTCCGGAGCATACGATGGAGTGCCGACAATAAGTCGTGAGGAATTTCTCCGTTTAAAAAAGGAGGCCGAAGAAAATGACGAATGGGATTGAGTATCAAAAAGCCGTTCTCGGTCTGATTTTTCAGTATGAAGAGGAACTGAGTGATAAAATGCTGTTGCTCTCTGCCGATGATTTTGAAAGTGTCTTTGTAGACATTTTTGAGATTATAAACGAGGTCTATAAATCCTACGGCAGAATCGACAAAATCAAGGTGCTGTCAAATCTTGACGAAAACGGCAAGCGACTCTTGCTTGAATGTTGCGAATCGGCAGTTGCTCCGTCTATGATCAACGACTACATAGACTGCCTTAAAGAATGGGCGAGCAAAAAACGGCTTAAAGACAACCTCGGCAGGCTGATTTTTTCGGACGATGTGACAATCGGAAATGTTCAGAAAGCAATTGAAGATGAGCAAAGCCGAATGCAAATCGGCACTACCGAACAGCAGGCTAAGGAAAATGCCGACAAATTTCTCGATTCACTACTCAGAAAAAAGCAGTTAATCAAAACGGGATTTGCAGATATTGATGTTGTTGCAAACGGACTTGAACGGGGGACTTTCGCAATTGTGGGCGCAAGACCGTCAACAGGTAAGACTTCATTCGCTCTGAATATTGTCCGCAATCAGTTCAGACGAAAAATCCGCTCACTGGTTTTCAGCCTTGAAATGACCGCTGAAATGGTCTTTGAACGAATGATGTCTGATATGCTCAATATTGATTATTCGGACTTTGCCAAACAGCGGAATCTTGCCGACAGAGCTATTGAAATTGAGAACCAAATCAATGCAATGCGTGACTATGTTTTTGTGCTTGATGATGTCTATAACATCGAAAATATCTGCTCAAAAATTGTCGAGGTCAAGCCCGATGTTGTCGTTATCGACTTTATTCAAATTGTGCAGTCGGTGAAAAGTTTTGCAGATGACCGAGTAAAAATCAATTACATTTCCGCCGAGCTTAAAAGGGTTGCCAAAAAGACGGGTTGCGTAATTATCGCTCTGTCACAGATGACACGAGAGGGGAAAAATGCCCCCACGATGTCCGATCTCAGAGAGTCGGGAGCGTTGGAACAGGACGGCGACTACATTTTTATTCTGCACAGACCGTATGTGCTTGACAAGGCAAACAATGATCCCGCCCAAACAGAGGTGTTACTTGATAAGAACAAGTTCGGCTGGACGGGCAGAATCAGTTTTGTGTTTGACGGAAATCATCAGAGGTTCACGGGAATAAATGAAAATTACTGATTTTTATAAAAACAAAAAGCAATGCGGAATATGCAGAAATTTGTACGGAGGATTGTAGATTCAGCGGTGCAAACATGCGGCGGTAAACGAACGATTTGGGGCGTACATCTGCGTTTACTGCTGTAAGCATTGCAGGTTTTGCAAGCCCATAAGCACAGGCTTTGTCTGTGAATTTGAAAGGAGAGAAAGCATTGAAAGCGAGAATACCACCTAAGATCCCGAAACAGCTCAAACAGGAAGCTGAACGGATTGCGAAAAATGCGTATGAGCAAATCCGAGAAAAAGAAAACAAAGACATCACGCGCAGAGTATTTAAAACAATGCTGTATGCTTTGCACAAGGATTTCGGCTTTGGTCGTGACAGATGTGCAAAGGCTTTGAGGTCAATGACCGAGATAATCGAACACTCCGATACGGACGAGGAGGATTAAATAAACATGAAAGTATTAATTGCTTGCGAAGAATCGCAAAGAGTGTGCATAGCTTTCAGAAGAAAAGGACATGAAGCATATAGTTGTGATGTTATTCCATGCTCAGGCGGTCACCCTGAATGGCATATTTGTAATGATGCATTGGATATTATCAATGGAAATACTGATTTTTTTACTTGTGACGGTCAGATACATACGGTAAATAAATGGGATTTGTTGATTGCTCATCCACCATGCACATATTTATCTGTTGCGGGTAATCGTAGTTATTCGTTAAGGCTTAATTCGCCCGAAAAAGTTGCTGAAAGAGTAAAACAGCGTGATAAAGCTGTTGAGTTTTTTCTACGTTTCATAAATGCCGATTGCGATAAAATCTGCGTTGAGAATCCTGTTGGATACATGAATACGCATTTTCGCAAAGCGGACCAAATAATACATCCGTACTTTTTTGCTGAAAGCGTTGACGATGTAGAAAACTATAAACAAAAAAGGACTTGTCTATGGCTTAAAAATTTGCCAACACTTGTCAGAAAAAACGAGCTTCCTAAGCCACCACCAATGTATATTATCGGTCAAGGTTGTAAGTGCGAAGGTAAAAAAATAGGTTGGGCAGAAGGATTGAAAGCTAAAGATCGTTCAAAAGAAAGAAGTAAAACATTTTTTGGCGTAGCTAAGGCTATGGCAGAACAGTGGGGATAAAAAATGACAAAGTACGAAAGTGTTTATGATTTTAATGTGCTTTATGAAATCAAGAGTGGGGAAACTATTTTTTTTGCTCAACAGGGCAACAAACAATGTTAGTTGGGTAAATGATATGAGTGTAGATAGTTTTGTAAAAGTTTTTAAGCATGACAATAAAGATAACAGATATGAGTTTTATAAGGAGGTGAAACTAAATGAGGGTCTATCAGTGTGATAGCTGTAATAAAGTTATCTCAGATCCGTACACAGTTAAGATGAAAGAATTCTATTTAGGAGTTGACATTGATTGCCTTAGCGGAATTGCAATTCCTATCGAAAGCAAGAGAAAAGTTAAAATACATTTATGTGATGAATGTTACAAAGGCTTAAACCTCATTGGTGAATTGGTGCCTAAAAAGTCGAAGAATGAGGACGGTGAAGAGTGATGATTGAAAAAGAATTAAAAATCCGTGATATTTGCGGTTACTGTGCGCTGGATATACCCAATTATAATGGTAGCAATTTTACTTTGTTTTTCAATTCAAAGCGAAATGCCGAAAATGTTAAACGCATTATTGAGATTGACGGAAGTAAACCCGATGAAGCGACTATACATAATATGCAAGGAGTTAAACACGGAAAGTGGATATCAACTGGAAATGCTTTAGGGTACACTGAATATCATTGCTCAGAATGTAATAATTATTTATTCTTAGATTCTAAGGATGAGCTGTATCCATACTGCCCTTATTGTGGTGCAAAAATGGATAAGGAGTGAGCAACAATGCCTTGTAAAAAATGCGGATTGCAATACTCAAGTTATTGCGCTGATTGCATATATGTAAAAACAGGACTTAACTTAAACGATGAAGAATATCACGAGATTTTGAAATTGTGGGACGAGCAAGAAAGGGGGAGCAAGAATGAAAGCCCATATAACTAAAGAGCCTGCTGACATATGTGAGTATTATACACAAGATTGTAATATATCTTTTCTCGCTACCGTTACATATCACCCACCTAAGAATAGTCATAGGAACGCACCTTGTTCTTGTGGAAGCGGAAAGAAATATAAAAGATGTTGTTTGATAAAGGAGAACAGGCAAAATGACAAACTTTGAAAAAATCAAATCAATGAGTATCGATGAAATGGCTCGGAGTTGTATGAGTTTTTTCGACTGCCCGTACGGCACTCCATATGTCGGCTGTCCTATGGAAAAGCGATTCAATGGTAGTTGTATTGACTGCACAAAACATTGGATTGAAAGCGAGGTAGATATGGATTGACGGTTAAAGATTATTTATATTCGGTCAGGGTTTCGGATAAGCTGATCAGAACGAAAGAACACGAGCTGTCGAAACTTAGGCTGAATATTGCACAGGTATCAGTTAAGCAGAACGAGCCTGTTAAGACATCAGGAGTGAATGACCCTATGCGGATTGTGGATAGGATTGCAGACCTTCAGGCTGAAATCAATCGGGAAATTGACAATCTTGTGCGGTTGAAAACTGAAATCCGCAGTAAAATCAACGCACTTGACGATTACCGTTACATTGCAATTTTGACCGAGTATTACATAAATTGTCAGAGGTGGGAGGATATTGCTGAGAGTATGGAAATGAGCGTAAGGCATACCCTGAGATTGCACGGCGAAGCGTTACAGGCGTTCCGAAAAAAGTTCGATTTCTCGTAAAATTATTTTGAAATGTCATTGAATGTCACCCTTACCCTGCGTATAATGGTATTATGAAAGTTTGACAAACAGGACATATGTAGAACTCTCCTAAGATAAAAAAATTGCACAGACCGCTCTCGTTTGAGGGCGGTTTTGTGTTAGCGTGAAAGGCGGTGTTGTATTATGGCTATGCTAACAGCTAAGCAACAAAGATTTTGCGATGAATATTTAGTTGACCTTAATGCAACACAAGCCGCAATAAGGGCAGGATATTCAAAAAAGAACGCAAATAATATAGCAAGTGAAAACTTGGCAAAACCCAACATAAGGGAATATATAGACAAAAGATTATCTGAAAAAGAATCAAAACTAATTGCTCAGCAAGATGAGGTTCTGAAATACCTTACTGCAGTTATGAGACGTGAAAAGAAAGAAAGCGTTGTTGTAACAGTCAGTCAGGAAGAGTCAACATACAAACCTGATGAAAATGGTACAATACGAAAACATACAATTAAAAGCGAAGTGCCGGAGATAGTAACGATACCAACAAGAATATCCGACGCAAACAAAGCGGCCGAGTTGTTAGGTAAAGTATATAGCCTTTTCAAGGATAAACTTAATGTTGACGCAAAGGTTGAGCAGTCCGAAAAGCTATCCGATGTGTTCAGACAGTTGGGTGGTGAGGGACTGAGTGAGTAACAAATTCCCGTTGTCACAAAAGTATATCGACTTTATCAACACAACAAATGTGTCGGCTGAATTTCTTGAAGGAACTACAGCGTCCGGCAAAACTACCGTCGGAGCAGGCGTTAAGTTTATGCGAATGGTGTCGCAGTCACCGAAGAAGCTTCACGCAATTGCCGCCAAAACTACGGGCAAGGCTGAGGAAACTATAATTCAGCAGGATAACGGTATTCTCGACCTGCACCGTAACGCAGTTTACTGTGGCAACGGCGACAAGGACTACAAGCTCCCGCATATCAAGTTTGAGGGCAAAATTATCTATATTCTCGGCTACAGCAGTCGAGATAAATGGGAAATGGTACTCGGTGCGCAGTTTGGGTGCGTTTATATTGACGAAATCAACACCGCCGATATCGAGTTTATCCGAGAGATGTCAACCCGTAATGACTATATGCTTGCAACGCTGAATCCCGATGATCCGAGCCTGCCTGTGTATAAGGAGTTTGTCAACCGCTCCCGTCCTTTTAAAAAATATGAAAACGATGTTCCTCCCGAGATTACGGCGGAGCTTACCGAAGAACCTGTACCGAATTGGCGGTATTGGTTCTTTTCTTTTGCCGACAATTTAAGTCTTACACCCGAACAGATTGAAAAGAAAAAGAACTCTGCACCGAAAGGTACAAAGCTCTATAAAAATAAAATCTTAGGTTTGCGAGGCAGAGCAACAGGTCTTGTGTTCCCGAATTTTGAGAGGGCAAGACATATCAAATCAAAAGAGTGGGCAGGAAAGTTTTTGAACTGTAACCGCAAGTCGGAACACTTTGTTCAGTTCACCGCAGGTCTTGATACCGCCTATTCGCAGAAGTCGCCTGACACTATCGCAATGACATTTTACGGCATTACCAATCACGGCAAGTGTGTTCAGCTTGATGAAAGAGTTTATAACAACGCTGAAATGCAAACACCTATTGCCCCGAGTGACACGGTGAAGAATTTTATTGATTTTCTTGACCGCAACCGTGATGAATGGGGCTTTGCACGCACGGCTTTTATTGACAGCGCCGACCAAGCGACTATTACCGAATTTCAAAAGTATAAGCGACAGCACGGCTGTGTTTATGACTTTGCAAATGCATGGAAGAAAACGAAGATTATCGACCGAATCAATCTTGTACTTGGCTGGCTTGCCACCAACTGTTATTTTGTGCTTGAACATTGTAAAAACACGATTGCCGAGTTTGAAATTTACAGCTGGCGAGAGGATAAAGACAACACACCCGAGGACGGTCACGACCATTGCATTAACAGCGGTCAATATGCGTGGCTGCCGTTTAAAAATATTATTGGAAGTGAAATAAATGGGGCTGATTAACAGAATGGCTGAATCTATCAGATCGGGAATTAAAAACTTTTTGCAGATTACTCCTGCAAGCGACAAAACAATTACCGTCACCGAAACAAGCAATCATCTGACCGAGTGCTTTATCAATCGCATTTGGTATTGGGGCAACAGCAGACAGCTTGCGGAGCTGTACAGGCAGATTGATACAAACAAAACTATGTTTTGGGCGGCAAAAAGCACAAAGGGGCTTGAAATCCGTAAAATACACACGGGCTTGCCGGCACTCATCTGCGAAACGCTTGTGAATATTGTAATTGCCGACTACAACGGCACAGATGTTACAAGTAAAAATTCAACCGCTTATGCAGAGCGTTGGGAAGACATTGAAAAGCAGAACAAATTGTCCGACACGGTTAAGCAAATGCTCCGTGACCTATGTGTTGTCGGTGACGGTGCTTTTAAGGTCAGCTTTGACACGGCTGTATCAGATGTTCCGATTGTTGAATGGTATCCTGCCGAAAACATCGACTTTACATATGTGCGCGGCAGAATCCGAGAGGTTAAGTTTTACACCGATTACACGCAAAAACACCGCCGTTACCGTTTTGAAGAAACATACGGTTACGGCTATATTCACTATGCTTTGTACGATGACAACGGCAAAGAGATTGACCTGCACACGGTTGACGCTCTTTCGTGGATTGATTCAAAGGGCGTTACATTTGACGAATCATATATGTGGGCTGTACCTGTCCTTTACGGCAAATCGTGCCACAAGGGCAGAGGTGCGGGCATTATCGGCATAAAAACAGACGCTTTCGACAGCCTTGATGAAGTGTGGTCACAGTGGATGGACGCACTCAGAGCCTGCCGAACAAAGCAGTATGTGCCTGATTGCCTTGTTCCGAGAAATCCCGAAACCTGTCAGCCAATATCGCCAAATCCGTTTGACAACCGATTTATCACCGTGGGCAACGATATGTCTGAAAACGGCAACGGCAACAGGATTTACACCGAAAGTCCGCAGATTCAGCACGAAAGCTATTTGAGTTCATACATTACTGCCCTCGACCTCTGCTTACAGGGCATTATATCGCCGTCAACTCTCGGCATTGATACGAAGAAGCTTGATAATGCAGATGCTCAGCGTGAAAAGGAAAAGACAACCCTTTACACAAGGCAGAACCTTGTGAAAATTACGCAGAACGCACTTCAAAGCCTTGTTGCAGTTGTACTCAATGCAGACGGTGAACTTAACGGCAAGGGTATTGTTGAGGGCTTGGAAGTATCCGTAAACTTCGGCGAATATGCAAATCCGAGCTTTGAAAGTCAGGTTGAAACCGTGTCAAAAGCAAGACAGGGCGGTTTGATGTCAGTTGAAACCTCGGTTGACGAGCTTTACGGCGACAGCAAGTCGGAGGATTGGAAAGCCGAAGAGGTGCAGAGAATTAAAGAGGAACAGGGTATTGCAGGCGAAGAAGAAAAATCGGAGCTTGACGATGTGGATCTTACCGACACAGAAGAACCTGACAATAACGCAGATGATGAAGAAAATGCGGAAAATAATGCAGAAAAAACCGAAAGCAATCCCGAACAGAACGATACACAGGTAAAGAATGAGTGATTACAATATCAGAGAAGCCTTTGAAAAAATCGAAGATGAACTGATTGACAGCATGATGAGAAATTTCAGCCGTCACAGAGCCGAAGAAACCAAAGAGGGCTACAACTGGACACAATGGCAGGCTGAACAGCTCAAAAGTCTTGAAGAGTACCGCAAGCACAACGCAAAGAAATTCGGCAAGCGTTTCAAAACCATTAACAGCAAGGTTGAAGAGATGATTCGCACCGCCAAAGCTGACGGAAATGCAAGTCAGGAGGCAGAAATTCTTGAAGCTGTCAAGGACGGTTTCAAAGCCCCGAAAAAGCCGTCAGCACACAGCACAGCCGAGTTTTTCAAGGTGAATGACCGTAAACTTGACGCACTCATAAAATCGATCACAGACGATTTAAAGAGGGCAGAAACGGCAGTTTTGCGTATGAGCAACGACAAGTACCGCAAGGCGATTTTTAACGCACAGGTTGCAATGAACACGGGTGCGGTTACATACGAAAAAGCCGTTGATATGGCGTGTAAAGATATGCTCAACGCAGGTCTTAATTGTGTGGAATACAAAAACGGTGCAAGGCATACGCTCTCCGATTATGCGGATATGGCGGTTAAAACAGCCAACAAAAGAGCCTATCTTCGTGGCGAGGGCGAAAAGCGAGCCGAATGGGGAGTATCCCTTGTTGTTGTGAACTCAAGACAGGGCGGTTGCCCCGATTGTGCAAAATATATCGGCAAGGTGTTTATTGACGATGTTTATTCAAACGGCAAAAAGTCAGACGGAAACTATCCGCTCCTCTCAACCGCAATCAAGAACGGTTTGTTTCATCCGAGATGTAAGGACAGCACAAGTACATATTATCCCGAACTTGATGATTTGGACGCACCGTTGTCTGAAGATGAAATCAAAGAGCTTGACCGTCAGCGAGGAATTGAGGAAAAACAGCAGTATGCACAGCGACAGGCAGAACGCTTTGACCGCCGTGCCGAATACAGTCTTGACGAGGACAATAAACGCATTGCCCAAACCCGAGCCGATGAGTGGCACGATAAAGTAAAAAAAGCAAAGAAAAAGAGTAAAAAAATAGATACAGGCACAAGTCAGAAATCAGATGTTCAGAAAAAAACTGTTGAAAAGGCAGAAAATAATGATATAATTAAAGAAACAAAACAACTGTCTTTGAGTAATGTTGAAGAATTTGAAAATTGGCAGAATGATTATTATGAACTAAATAAAGATGTATCGTTCAGTCGAGATGATAACCATTCTATTTACCGATATACAGGTGGTGATTACGACATTATCAACGCTCTTGAAAGAGGTGGAGAGTCTCTTGAAAAGGTTAAAAAACGCTATGGTGAAAAGTATGTGAGTAGCCTTAATGGTGTTGGTGATGAGATATCAAAAGAACTATCGAAATTCAAGCTGAACGAACCTTTAAAATTAAAACGATCCGTGGGGAATGTGGATTTTATTACGAATGCGACTTCATCGGTTGAAGATATGCGTAAAATGATTGGTAAAAAATTTACTGAGAAGGGATTTACCAGCACAACCTTGTGTTCTGATACACAGTTAGCATTTGGTGGAATTGATAAGCCAACGAGAACTACTCTGGAAATTATTGCACCAAAGGAAACTAAGGGAGCTTATCTATACAAAATTTCAGATAGTCCTGCTGAATTCGAATTTTTGATTGATAAGAATACAACATATGAAGTTGTTGACGCTGGAGAACGAGAGATAACTGTAAAAGATTATAAAGGTAATTACGAAAAAAAGACTGAACGATTTATGACATTAAAGGTGGTTGAACAATGATAGATAATCCCGTTGATTGGTTTTATCATAGTGCAAAATACGCTATTGATAATACAGGTACTATTCAATACGGATGTGCATTTTTGATAAACGATAATGCACCAAAATCAGTAGTTGTTGAATATAAAAAATACCTTAATCTTATTAAGAAACCTTTTTTCTCTTCTGGAATTGGAATTTTTGAACCGTATGTAGTTAATGGACAACATAGGTACAAATTAATAGGTTTTTCTGAAAACCTGACTGCTTTTGAAAAAGAACAAGCTCATATATTTAAAAGCTTAATAGAAGACGGCTATATTAGCAATGACCCATTTATCTAACCGCTCCGTAAAAAGGGCGGTTTTGTTGTTTAACTTGCCGAGAATATGTTCAGAGCAAGAAAAACGGCTTGTTCACGGCATTATTTAACTTGTCTGCAACTTGCCGAAATAAAACATAATACATCAAATCAGCACTTTGAGAAATCAGAGTGCTTTTTTATTGCATTTAAACCCGTCGATTTCGACCGGTTTAGAAAGGTGGTGACAGAATGAAAATCAGAGTAACAACAGCATTTAATGACAGGCAGAACGGCTATGTAACCCGACCTGTGAATGAAGTTTTTGAATGCTCCGAGCAGAGAGCAAAGGAACTCATTGACGGCGGTTTTGCAGAAGAGGTCAAGCCTGACGCTCCCAAAAAGCCGAGAGCCAAAGCAGTTAAAACAGAAAAAACAGAAAAAGCAGATTAAGCACTTTACGAATATGTAAGGTGCTTTTTTATTGTCCGAAGACATTAAACTACGGGAGACACCGTGCAAAACTGAAACAGAGAGACACTCTATAAACTGATTACGGGAGACACCCGAAAAACTGAAAGGATATGAAAAAATGGCAGAACCAAATCCAACACCAACCCCCAATGAACCGACACCTGCACCGCAGGGGACGCCACAGGGAAACGCTCCTGCCTTTGATTACGACAAGCTTGCAAGCCTTATTACAGGCAAACAAAGCGTGACAGAGGACACCGTGTTGAAGTCTTATTTTAAGGAGCAGGGATTGTCAGCCGATGAGATGAAAGAGGCTATCGGTGCTTTTAAAAAGCAGAAAGCCAAGAACACTCCCGACTTTGCAAAAATGCAGTCGGAAGTTGAATCTGCAAACAACGCAAAGCTTATGGCAGAAGTCAACCAGTCGGCAACCCTCGAAGCCGTAAAACAGGGCGTTGACATTGCAACCGTTCCGTATGTGCTTAAAATTGCAGACTTTTCAAAAGCTGTGACAGACGGCAAGGTCAATGCGGAAAAGCTGACAGAGGCTGTTAAAAAGGTGCTTGACGATATTCCCGCACTCAAGGGCAAACCTGCCGAGAACGGCACAGGAGTTAAGAAAATCGGCGGTGACGGCAACGGTACATCGGACGGTACAAAACCAAAGGCAAATGTTCCTACCAAAAAATGGAACAGATTTAATATTTAACCAAAGAAAGGATTGAAAAATCATGGCAAACACAAATAACTATGCCGAGCAGTTCAGCCCTGATCTGCTCGAAATTCTTGTTCAGGGCACACTCACATCACCATTCATCACTTCAAATGTAAAGTGGGTTGGCGCAAGAACTTTCCACTTCACACAGATGAGTACATCAGGCTTTAAGAACCACAATCGCAACGGCGGTTGGAACAAGGGCAAGTATGTTCAGACAGATGTTCCGTTCACCTGCGAACACGACCGTGACATTGAGTTCCTCGTTGACAAGGCAGATGTTGATGAAACAAATTCGACTGCAAGCGTTGAGAACATTTCAAAGACATTTGAACAGACACAGGTTGCTCCCGAAACAGACGCACTTTTCTTCTCGAAGGTTGCAACAAAGGCTCAGGCAACAGACGGATATCATTCTTCAACAAAGACATCGGAGTGGACTAAGGAGAACGCTTATTCAAAGCTCAAAACAATTCTCTCTGCCGGCAAGCTCCGCAGATACAAGGCAAGAGGCACACTTGTTGCCTATGTGACATCTCACATTATGGACTGCCTTGAACAGTCAACAGAGTTCACTCGTAAGATTGAGCTTACACAGATTGCAGAGGGCGGTATCGGCATTGAAACAAGAGTGACCGAGATTGACGGTTGCCCTATAATCGAGGTTATTGACGATGAGCGTTTCTACGATAACTTCAACTTTAACCCCGATGACGGCGGTTTTGAGCCTGCAACAGGCGCTCACAAAATCAATGTTCTTGTTGCCTGCGGTGAAACCTGCAAGACTGTTCCGAAGATTTCAAGCATTTACTTCTTTGCTCCCGGCTCACACACAGAGGGTGACGGCTGGCTCTATCAGAACCGTTCGCTTTCCGATACATTCGTATTTCCAAACGGCAAGGACGGCAAAATTGACAGCATTTATGCCGATGTTGACACAACGGCGGTTGCGTAATGTATGCCGATTACATTGAACAGCAGGGCGGAGATGAGAACAGCGTTATCTCTGCCGAACACATTGATGTTCTGACTTTTAACCGCATTGATTTTGAAAAACTTTCGGAAATGCAGAAGAGAATCATCGGCAGAGTGCATAGCAGACTTACTGCTTTTGAAGAAGAAAATGCCGATATGATTTCTTCCTACCTGAAAAGCTATTCCATCAACGGTACATCAATGGAATTTGGTGTAAGCTGGAATTTAATGTGTATCAGCGGAGTGGCAATTCCTGCCGACCTCTATGCGTTGCTAAAATCAACAGGACTTTGTTATCCTGCAATCTGAAAGGTGCGTGAAAACCGTGAAATTTCCGTCACTTGTAAAAAAGCAGTTCTGCAAAACTCCTGTCGAGGCCACAATCTACGGTGAGGGTGTTACCGAAGACGGAGCACCCCTGACCGTGTTTGAATGCAAAAATCTGTATCCCTCCGACAGTTTGTACCCGTCAGTAACCCTGCACGGTGGCTCTGCCTTGTGTAATATGCAGTCAAAGGCAAAGACGGTCTATACCAAAGAGCAGAAAATTGTTCAGGTGTCGGCTGTCTTGCTTTTTGACGGCGACATTGCTCCCGACAGCCCCACTTTAAGCGGTGGTTTTGTAATCCTTGACGGCGTAAAACGAAACATCGTACAGGGTACAAAACACCGCAACCCCGACGGCAAAGTTAATTTTACGGAATTGGATGTGATTTAATGGGATTTTCGGTATCATCAAAAATCAAACTCAATATGCCTGTTGTAAAACAGCTTGACAAGGCAAAGCAACAGGCTCTTGAACAGACAGGTGACGCACTTCTTACACAGGTGAAAAACACGCAGGTAATGCCGTTTGATACGGGTAATCTTCAGAACGAAAACACCTTTGAAGATTGTGTGCAGAGTTGGAACGGCACGGTTAAAATAGTGTCAAGCACTCCGTATGCAAGGCGGTTGTATTTTCATCCCGAGTATAATTTCAGCCGTAAGGAAAACATTGCCGCCGGCGGTAAATGGTTTGCACCGTGGCTTGAGGGCGGTACACGGCAGAATTTTTGCAGTCGGGCATTTGTGAGATTATACAGAAAGGAAGCAGGACTTTGATTTACTTATCGGACATCAGAGATTGGCTTAAAAGTGTTACCTCAGCCGAGCATTATTACATCGGCAAGCTTGACAACAAGCAGGACAGGTCAATCGGGGTGTATTCATTAAAGCAGTCGGGAACACCCACAAGGGCAATCGGCGGTGAAAGCACCTACGATACAATAAGCGTGTCTTTGCTTATCCATTACACCGACAACGCAAGAGAAACAGAGGAGTTTGCACGCAGACTTTACGAAACGCTTTACGGCATTAAAAATGTTGAAATTAAGGAACACAAAATCTATATAATCGAACTGCTCACGGAAGAACCCGTTGATGTGGGAACAGACGACAAGGGTGTGTATGAGCAGGTAATTGAAGTTAAATTTTATTACGAAAGGAAGTAATTTTATGGCAAAAGTTGAATCGGGAGTATTCCCGTGCTATGAAAATCAGTTTGCGGTTGGCAAGGCAGGAACAGAATCCGCCACGACAAATATTGCTAACTGCGAAGAATTTTCTGTTGCATTTGACAACGGTGTCGAGGAATGGACAGCCTTTGAAAACGAGGGCTGGAAGTCAAGGCTTATGACAGCAAAGTCAATCACAATTTCGGTAAAGGGCAAGCGTACAATCGGTGACGCAGGCAATGACCAGATTGCCGCCCTTGCATTTGAAAACGGCAGAAAGACAGAAGTTTCGTTTATGTGGACCTTCCCCAACGGTGCAACCGTCCTCTTTAAAAATGCAGTTGTATCCGTTACATCAAACGGCGCAGGTGCAAGTACGGGTGTTGCTCCGCTTGAATTTGAAGTTATGTCAAACGGCAAGCCGGTATATACAGCAGCCGCTTAAAAAATGAAAGGAATGAACGATTATGTCAAAGTTAATTGATATTACAGACAAACTTAATTTTGAGGAAAAGCCGAGTGTCAGAGTTAAAAATGTTGACCTTGCAATCAACAATGACGCAGTTTCAATGCTCAAAGTTGCGGCACTTTTTGAGGACGGCAACGGTAAAAGTAAAGATGTTATCGAAATGTATCATCTTCTTTTTGATGAATCCGAGAGAGAAAAGATTGAAAAGTTAAAGCTGAATATGCACGATTTCAACGCCCTTATCAGCGAATCTGCCAAAATTGTACAGGGCGATTTGACTGACGAGGGGGAAGCTCAGACCCCGGCTACGACCTGATTGATGACTTTGATTTAATCGTGTCGAGCTTTCGCTCGGAGTACGGGGTCAGCATTTATTCAAAGGATTTTGCAAAAATGAGTTGGAATGAGTTCTGCTCACTTCTGCAAGGCTTAGGACCCGAAACACCGCTTGCAAGAACGGTTCAAATTCGCCTTGAAACCGACAAAGAGGTCTTGAAAAACTTTAATTCGTCACAGCATAAAATCCGCAACAAATGGCGGTCAAGAAATGTAAAGCACTATTCAGACGAAGATATGAACACCGTTCTTGCAGAATTTCAAAACTTTTTCGCTAATCTGTAAATTTGTACATAATTTTCGCTGTATCTACAAAATTCTTGACAATGCTAATATATAGTGATAAAATGTAACATACACTAACAAATTTATTAAGGAGAGTGTATGTTTATGAAATGTCCACATTGCGGAAACGAATTAAAGGACGATGCAAAATTTTGCGACAAGTGCGGTGCAGGCTTTGGCGGAAACGATTCAACCTCGGCAACCGTAAATCCTGCAAATGCGAAGAAGAAAATTTACAAGCGTTGGTATTTTTGGGTTATTATCGTTGTTGCTATTATGATTGTTGGCGGTGTAAACGGTGCAATTAACGGTAACAGCAGCTCAAACAAATCAAAGCAGGAAACTACTGTTGCAAATCAGAGTTCAGAAAAAGCAACTGAAAAAGCGACAGAAGCACCGACCACAAAAGAAGTTGCAACAGAAAAGCCTACTAAAGACCCGAAGAAGGTTGAAAAAGAATTTAAAGACGGTTGCAAAACAATCGACTTTAAAACTCTTTCAAGAAACCCTGACAAGTACAAAGGTAATGACTACAAGTTTGAAGGTAAGATTATTCAGGTTCAGGAAGGCTGGGGCGATTCGGTTGACCTGAGAATCAATATAACCAAAGAAGAAAATGAGTATCTTGATGAACCATTGTGGACTGATACAATCTACGCAACTGTAGAAATTCCTGACGGTGCGGACAAACTCCTTGAAGATGATGTAATCACATTCTGGGGAACTTGTGACGGCGACTATACATATGAAACCGTAATGGGCAACAATGTGTCACTTCCGAAAATCGACATCAAATACTACGAACTCAACAAATAAAACAAAAAGCCACTCCAAACGGGGTGGCTGTTCTTTTGCAAAATTTTATTAGCGTACATCATAACGGTGTGCGCTGTTTTTATGCCTGTTTTTAAAGAATCTAAAATGAAAGGAAGTGGTGAATATGGCGACAAAGGCGGGTGAAATTGAGCTTGATGTCAGGCTTACGGGTGATGATATTTCAAAAACATTGCATAAGATTTCCGATTCAATTACAAAAAAGTTTGATTCGGCATTTTCAAGTCTTTCAAAAGATTTTGAAAATGTAAGCACGGATATGAAACAATCTTTTTCTAAGGTTGCGGAGGGTGTTTCTCAGAAAACCGAGAAAGAGTTTTCAAACATCAAAGGCAGCGGTGAGCAGTTAAGCAATTCGGTTTCATCTTCGTTTAAGAAAATCGGTGCGGCTGTGGTTGCCGCCTTTTCCGTTGCCAAAATCAAGGAGTTCGGTCAGCAGTGCATTGAATCGGCTGCGGAAGTCAATGCGGCAAATTCGCAGTTTGAGCAGACATTCGGCACAATGCAGTCGCAGGCAGAATCAGCCATTCAGAGCGTTGCCGATCAAAGCGGTATTCTTGAAACCCGATTACAGGGTGTCGGCACAAGCATTTATGCCTTTGCAAAAACTACGGGTATGGACAGTTCAAGTGCTTTGGGAATGATGCAGGAGGCTTTACAGGTAACAGCCGACAGTGCCGCATATTACGACCGTTCGCTTGAAGACACCGCAGAAAGCCTGAAATCATTCCTCAAAGGTAACTTTGAAAATGACGCCGCACTCGGTTTGTCCTGTACTGAAACCACACGAAATGCGGCGGCTAATAAGTTGTATGGCAAGTCATTTACGGATTTGTCGGAATCGCAGAAACAGCTCACGCTTTTGCAAATGGTTAAGGATGCTAATCAGCTTTCGGGTGCTATGGGACAGGCAAGCCGTGAAGCAGACGGTTGGGAGAATGTAACGGGCAACCTCAGAGAAAGTTGGAAACAGCTCCTTGCCGTAGTCGGTCAGCCTATTCTTCAGGTGGCAACTCAGGTTGTAAAGCGGTTGAGTTCCGCACTTGCAACTTTAACGGAATATGCCAAAGGTGCGGTTGAATCGCTTTCAAAGGTCTTCGGCTGGGATACAGGCAACAACACCGCAAGCAATATCAAATCTGCGTCCGATTCTGCCAAAAGCCTTACGGATACGGCAGATGACAGTTCAAAGTCACTTGATAATGTTCAGAAAAGTTCCGAAAAAGCAAAGAGAAGTGTTGCGGGCTTTGATAAGCTGAATGTACTTTCAAGCTCTGACAGCTCATCTTCAAAGTCAGACACCTCCTCATCAAAAAGCTCTTCAGGCGGTTCATCGGGCGGAGCTGTTGCAAAGAATGTTGTCAAGGACACAAGCAAAAATCTTTCGGGTGCATTCAAAAATCTATACGAAAAAAGCGGATTTAAAGGTTTTGTCGAGAATGTACAGAAAGGTATTAACAAGGTTGATTGGTCAGCTATAGGCAAGAACTGCAAGACTGTTTTTGATAATGCTGTTCCCATAGTTCAAAAGGCATTCGGCACAATGCAAAAGGTCGGTTCTGCAAAACTCGGGGCAATCGGTTCTGCATTCGGAGCGGTTGCGACAATCGGCGGAAAGTCGTTTCAGACCATTTCAGGCGGTGTTGCAAAGTGGATTTCAAAAGACAGGGAAAAGATTATCGGCTTTATCGACACCATAGGCAACAATCTTACAAACGGCTATAACAACCTTTCAATCTTTTTTGATAATTTCGGTACACTTGCAGGCAATGCAATTGACAATGTTCGACCTCAAATGGAAGAATCAATTTCCAATCTTTTAAGCGGTCTTACAACCTTTGCGGGCTCAGTCGGCGAGGTCGTTTCGGGTGCGTTTTCAATCGCAACCGAAAGCTTTGTTGAATGGACTGAAAATGACGGTGCAACAATCATAAAATTTCTTGAAGATTTACAATTGCAGTTTGCAGATGTTTTTAATCTTGTCGGTCAGATTTTCGGAGATATCGGAACAGCTATCAGCAAATGGTGGAACGGCAGCGGACAGCAGATTTTTCAGAATGTCTGCAATATGTTTACTAATATCGGCACAACCCTGATGAATGTTTACAATCAATGGATTAAGCCTGCGTGGGATTTTATCGTAGCAATCGTAAAGTCAGCTTGGGAAAACTGGCTTAAGCCTGTTTTTGAGGGTGCAATAAACTTCTTCGGCAAGGTTGCAGACTGTGTTTCAACCGTGTGGAATAACTTCCTGTCACCGTTTGTAAACTGGCTTGTCAGTTTTTGGGGACCTATATTTCAGAATGTTTTCAATGCCGTAAAAAGGGTGTTTGATAATGTGTTTACATTTATCGGTGGGTTGGTTACTTCCATTCAGAAAACATTCGGCGGCCTTCTTGACTTCATTACAGGTGTTTTCTCAGGCGATTGGAACAAAGCATGGCAGGGCATCTATGACTCTTTCAAAGGTATTTGGGACGGCATTTGCGCCGTGTTTAAATTTATTGTAAATGCTATCATTGACGGTATTAACGGCTTGTGGACGGGCATTTACAACTTCGTTTCCGGTGTTATCAATGCAATCGGCGGAATTGCAGGGGCAATCGGTTCTGTAATCGGACAGGATTGGAGCTTTTCAATGCCTGAAAATCCGCCTCTCATTCCGAGATTTGAAGAACCCACGGAATCACCGGCACGAAAATTTGCAAAAGGCGGTATTGTTAAAGCTCCGACACTTGCGATTGTCGGCGATAACGCAGGCGCTAACAGCGGTAACCCTGAGGTTATTTCCCCCCTTAACAAGTTACAGGGTATGCTCGACAATTCGGGCGGTCAGGATACAGTGATTCTCACACAAATTCTTGACCTGCTTAAACGCATTTATGAAATGTTCATTATCTTCCGCAATAACGGCGGCAACACTTATTCGTTTACGGCAGAACTTGAGGGTTCAACGCTTTTTGAAGAAATGATAAGGCAGGATGAGCTTTACAGACGCAGACACAACGGTAAATCCGCATTTGCATAAAGGGGGAATGATATGTCAAATTATAATGGCTATTTGCTTAAATTCGGCAACAACATCATGCCAAATAAGTACATTACCGCATTTTCATCAACTCCGAATCAGCGACTTGAAACTTCTGCGGAACGAGATCAGAACGGTACGCTTCAAAGGGCAACGCTGCCAAATTACAAAACAAAAATTTCGTTTTCAACTCACATTCTTCATCTTGACGAAAAGATTGATTTTCAGTCGATTATCAACCTCTCAATGGCGAATAAGTTACAGAGGAAGTGCAGGGTAACTTATTGGAACGATGAAACGAACAGCTATTACACCTCTTATTTTTATATTCCTGATATTGAATATACCGTAATGAATGCCGAAAAAAGTGATATAACCTATCAGCCGATTACTGTTGAGCTGATTGAGTATTAAGGGGTGATTCTTAAAAATGCTTGTATCTAAAGAAATTGCTGATAAGCTGAAAACAAACACACTTTACAACACCGTTGCCCTGCATTCCCCCGACGGCAGTTTTGAGGATATAACAGGTGAACGTATCGTGCTTGACAGCTTTTCGCTTGAAAATGAAATCGTTGAAAAAGAATTGAAATTCGGCGGTTGCATAGCCTCTGAAATGAGCGTGAAACTCATTGGTTATGATTGCGCGGCTTTGATAGGAAAGACGGTACAGGTCATCATAACGGCAACATATCTTGAATCGGAGCTGTATCCGTCAGATGATTTGTACCCGTCAAATACTCTTATTTGTCCTGCCGAAACAGGAACGGTTGAATGTCCTGTTTTCTACGGTAAAATTCAGTCGGCTCAAAGAGATAAAAAACAGCGTAACATCGTCAAAATCACAGCCTATGACGCTTTTTATGATATGTCAAAGGTGGATGTGTCTTTGTGGTTTGCAGGCAAAGAGAACGAGGACGGCAGTTTTGGTTATGGTTATGCTCACTATGCAAAAGACAAAACTTTTATGCATTTATACAGCGCCCTTTATGATAAGTGGGAAGATTACGGTGTGAAGGCTGTTTCATACTTGCCGGAACTTGATATTTTAAGTTTGCCTCTTAATTTTGATGATGCCTGCGTGGAAAAGGTTATGAAGAATATTACCCTATCGGATTTAATTCAGGCTTATGCGGAACTATCCTTGTGTTTTGCGATGATTGACCCTAAATACGGGTATCTTAAATTTTTATCGCTCTACGGCAAACAGTCGGCAGATACCGTTGATTCATACAAGGACCTGTCTTTTGAGGATTACGAACTTGAACCTATCCGTATGTACAGTGCTAAGTTTGCCGATAAAAAAACATATTGGTGTGGCAGCAGTAACGATTTTTCGTGGTATGTTTCCGATAATATTTTGATGAGGTGCAGAACAACAGCAAGTGATATCGGTGCTAAATATAATTTTGCTAATTTTTTTGGCAGTGTATATAAATACCGCCCGACAAAAATTAAGCTGTTTTCGTATTGGTGGCTTGAGGCAGGCGATAAGTACACAATTAAAACTCCGTTTAAGGATTTGCCGACAATCGAAACATTTGTGTTCAATAAGAAAATGGACGGATTTATAACTACCCTCACATCAAAGGGTGAAAAGCGATTAGGAAAGGAAATAAAAGAGAATGAACAAATACAATAAAATCGGCTTTGTGAACGGCTCTGCTCCTGCTCTCAATGCCGACAACCTCAACCATATGGACGAGGGGATTGAACGGGCAACAGACGGAGCAATTGCACTTGAAACCGAAATAGCCACGGCAAGAGGTGATTCTGCCGACCTGAACACACGCTTCACCGCTGATGAAGCGAGCCTTGAAGCCGTGAAGTCCGAAATAGCCACAGCCAGAGGAAGCTACGACAATCTTGACCAGCGTTTAAATGACCTTATCGTTGATGACGAGGGAGTCATTACAACTTTTAATCTTGCAGACGGAGCGGTTACAACGACTATCATTGAGGACGGAGCGGTTACTCTTGATAAGTTAGCAGCTGATTTAGCTAAAATCATTAACAATAAGGCAAATAAGGCAACAACACTCGCAGGGTACGGAATTACGGACGCGTATACGCAGAGTCAAATAAATACAAGGCTTGACCAAAAGCTCAAAAAAATGCCGTTTGATAGTGAACCAAAGCAGGAAAGTCCGTGTTATCTGACAAGCGGTACGGTTTATAATGCACTGCTTGTTAAAGCCGATAAAACAGCCTTGGCGACTAAATACGATTCGTCAAATGTTGAGGTCGGCAAAGGGGAGCTTACTCCTGCACAGGCTATTTATGACGGCTGCAAGGGCAGTTTTAACTATTCAAAAATCGGCAAAACCGTGACGGTAGCACTTAACATCACAAACCTTGTTGCAGGTAAAAACTATGTACAGCTCGCAGGACTGCCGTTCATGGCTATGACTGCGAGCAGACTGTCAAGCATTGTGGCGTATACAACTGCCAACAAGCTTGTTAATATTCGCCTTGACGGCTCATGGCTGTACATAAACAGTCCCGGTACGACATTTGCAGACGGCGAAAAAATCAACTCAATCATCACATATATTATAAATTAAGGAGGCAAAAATTATGGAATTAAAAGAAAAAATCACACTTGATATGCTGACAAAAGACAGCGTTTCGGTACTCAGACAGCAGTTTTTGAACTTTAACGGTGAAGAAATGCAGGTAGGCGGTAACATCCGCAATGCCTACATGAACAGCAAATCGGGCAGAGAACAGTTGAGAAAGGTTCTCTCTGACGAATACTATAACGCTGTCATGGCAGTGTGGGGCGACAATCCAACCGTTGATGAGCCGACGACAGAAAGCGAGGTGTAAACAATGAAAGAAAACATTTTACAGGCATTATTTGCCACGGTTTGCGGTGCTATTGCCGCATATCTTAACATCTTGCTTGTGCCGTTTGCGGTGATGATTGCGGTAATGATTATCGACTACATCACAGGAATGGCACAGGCATACATCAGCCACACGCTTAACAGCCGTGTCGGTGTAACAGGCATTATCAAAAAGGTAGGCTATATCGTAGCCGTAGCGGTCGGTATTGTTGCCGACTATCTCATAAGCTCGGCACTTGTCAACTGCGGAATCGACCTGCGGATTAACTACTGTATCGGCATGATTGTTACGATTTGGTTTATCATCAACGAGTTGATTTCAATTTTAGAGAACCTCTCGGAAATCGGTATTCCATTGCCGAAATTTTTGGTGTCAATCGTTAAAAGGCTAAAGACAACAGTCGAAGTAAAAACAGATGAAAGTGAGGAATAATTATGGGTAACTCAAAACTTGTAAATTACACTAAATTATCACCAAACCACAGCGGTAAACGCACACACAGCATTGACCGCATTACTCCGCATTGTGTCGTAGGTCAGTGTAGCGTTGAAACACTCGGAAACATTTTTCAGAACACAGCTTGTGAGGCAAGCTGTAACTACGGAATCGGCTATGACGGCAGAGTGTTGCTTTGTGTAGATGAGGGCAATCGTTCTTGGTGCAGTTCGTCAAATGCAAATGACCAGAGGGCGGTAACAATTGAATGTGCAAGCGACACGGTAGCTCCGTACACCATGAACAGCAAGGTGTATAACAAACTCGTTGCACTCTGCGTTGACATCTGCAAGCGAAACGGCAAAACTAAACTGCTTTGGTTCGGCAATGAAAGCAAGACGCTAAATTATTCACCAAAGTCGAATGAAATGGTTTTAACTGTACACAGGTGGTTTGCAAATAAATCCTGTCCGGGCGATTGGCTTTACAGCAGACTCGGCAATCTTGCAAAAACAGTAACCGCACAACTTGGCGGTAAAACATCAAATACGGAGGAAGAAGAAATGATTAAATACGGTTCACATAATACGGCAACACTCGCATTCAAAAAGCAGTTGATAACTTTGTACAACATGAAAATCATCAAAACAAAGGTCGATAACTCGAACGGTTTCGGAGATGGTACTCTGAAGGCGGTTAAAGAGGCACAGAAAGCAGCTAAAATTACAGTTAACGGTATCGTTGACGAGAAGCTCATCAATGCTATCTATCATCTCATCAATGACGGCATCAGGGCGAAAGACAACAAAATCGCCAACGCTAAAAAGGCGCTCGGCTGATTAAAACCTAAAGGACATTCTTAATGTCTTGACAAACACATAATTGCAAAAAATATTCCCCTCATCCGCCGTAAAAAAAGCGAGTGAGGGGAGTTTGTTATTTGCGGATATTTTTAAGCTCTTTCAGTATAAGCCGTTCAAAGTAAGGTTTAGGGTAGTTTGGATTGTTGTCGCTTTCCCAATTTTCCCAAGTACGGTACGGTACTTCCATTATTTTTGCAATTTCTGCTCTGCTCAATCCTGTTGCAATTCTTGCTTCTTTGATTTTATTCATTGTGATTTCTCCTGAACATTACAAATTCGTGAATAGTTTGTGCAAGTACAATAACTGCATTTATTCCCAAGGCTACACGAGCAACAACAAAGAATTTACTTGCCACACATACAATAATCAGGCACACAAGACTGAATAACCAAAAATTATTTTTCTTCATATTGCATTTTTCCTTTCATACTGATATAATAATATTATCCCCATAAGGGGGGGAGGGGCTTTAAGCCCCTCTTGATGTTACCACCATCTAATGGCTGTTATCAGAGCAGATAGGGCAAGTATCGCTTTGATTATTAATTCGACCATTTTGATGGTGGATTTTTTTGGCTTTTTCATTTTCTCACCCCCTTTCATTGTCTATATTATACACCTAATAGGTGTATTTGTCAAGCGTTTTCTCACAAGAATATAAACAATTTATAAAATAATCCATAAATCAATCTTATGAATCTAATTTCTTGACTTTTATACTATTGTAAAGTACAATGAGGTAAGGAAAGTCGCACCGCAATCATAACTTGATTGCTATATTAACTTAGGTAATTTCGTAAAGGTTTCGTAAAAATGGCATTCATACAGTGTTTATCTGCTGTAAAATCGGGTTCGAATCCCTCCGTCTCCGCCATAAAAAACACCGTAGTTCTGTTAGAATTACGGTGTTTTTTTGCTCAATATCAATAGTCGGGGGTAATCTAAAAAATTCGAGTATATGATATTTACAAGTGGCTAATTATTTTCGTGTAGGAAATAACGGTATATTGATTTCAGACGATACCAATCCTTTAAACTACAAACTTGTTTGCTATGAGGGTGACAGCTCTGAGCCATTAGTTACAGCTGTTTACAAATTGGAAAATTATGATTATAAATATTCATGATGATGAAATTGATATAACAAAATTTATTATTGAAAAAGAGGTAATGAAAAGCAATGAAAAGCAAACCTGTGCAATTTTGCAGAATTATACTTTACTGTATGGAACATTATTCAGAAAGTACAGAAGCGAGAGTAGGAAATTTATTAAACTCACACGAGAGAGTAATCAAAATCTACAAGATGTTGGAATCAAATCCAACGGAGCAGGAGATTGGACAAGAACTTTCCGCAGGAGTAAAAGAAAAATTCTCGCTTGATGAAGATCTTGATGGAGATTATGATTTTACAGATGAAAAAGCCGGTGCAATACACGATACGCTGAAATATTCAATGGACGAAGAATACGATGATTGGCTTGTGAACGATGACGGCAAAAACAACATCAATGATTTAATCAAAGAAGCTGTTGCTTTAGAAACAACAGGGAAAACAGGATTTTTTTATTTAGACAAAAAAGAACCCAGAATATTTTTAAGAAGTCAGGGTACCAATTACCCAGCCAACTTAAAAATTCGGGTTCCAATATCATTATACGCACTATTGATGATAGTGTCAATAAAAAATCAATAATATTACTCAAAGCAAACAATTTATCTGATGGTTCGGTGATTGGCAAAATAGCCCTGCAAAAGCAAGTAGAGCGGTAGACAGCAACAGCTAATCTGAATAAATGTTGTAGTTGGCATCTCAAAAGATTATCGAACACCGTCTGAGTTGCTTCTATAAAACAGAATTTTCGGTCTGCGTGAATAACACATTTATAGCAAGCTTTTTCTTTGTAACAACAAGTTATTTTATGCATAAAATATCATTGAATAAAATAACGGTTGGTGAAAAAAGGTGGCATTGAGTACAAGAGAATTGCTTGCAAGGCTTTTAAAATGTGAGGCAGGTGGGGAAGGTGAAAACGGAATGCGTGCCGTTGCGTCGGTAATTGTAAACCGAACCCGTGTTCCAAACGGGGAATTTGCAAGAGTCAGCAAGGGCGGAGATTTTCGTGCCATAATGGAACAACCAAATCAATTTACCTGTCTTAAAACAACTGTCGGAGGACAATATAATCCTCAGAATGTTTACAATATACGCCCTGACGAAATTCACTATAACATTGCCGATTGGGCATTGGCGGGCAATACCGATTCATCTGTCGGAAATTCAATTTTCTATTTTAATCCATTTTCAGATACCTGCCCAACATTTTTTCCGTCAAACAACGGAGTAATTTACAACAGGGTAGGGGATCATTGCTTTTATTCGCCTACCGAGGCTTATTCCAAAACATAAAGGAGCATAGCTTAATGGGTAATTCTTCAAATATGGCAGTTAATACAACTCCTACGGCAAATCAGATTAATCCCGAACATCATTACGGACTTGACAAAAACAAAGCCTGCCTCAACAATTCATGTCCGTCAAACACAGCGGATATCGGATGTTATATTCCTGCGATTGACGAAATTATGCGACATAATCCGGGTGCACCGTCTGTTGCACACCCCAATATGACAGAAAAAGTTCAAAAATCAAATGACAATCCCTCGCTTGAACAGGCAGAAATAGCATATGAAGAGGGCGGAAGTACATCAGAAGAACAACCTGAAAATATAAATAAATACAGCGGAAGTCTTCAAAATATACCGTTCATTAAGGACTTAAAAAAAATAGATACATCTATACCTGTTTTGCCTGCAACCCCTGCTACAACGGCGAGCCCCGGTGCCACCGTTGCAACGCCGATAAGGCAGAATATCGGAATGTCGATGAGTGATTATCAATATCCGTTTCCTGTAACAGCCGAAAATCTGAGATATCACAACGGTTTTATGCGAACACAAATCGGAAGAAGAATCACCGTTGATTTTCTCATGGGAGCAAACACAATTGTTCAGAAAACAGGCTATCTTTTAGGTGTTGCTCAGGATTATATCCTTTTAAATGAGATTGACACCAACGACATCACAACCTGTGATTACTACAATATAAAATTTATAAGGTATTATTACTAAACCACAGCGGCAAAAACTTAAGTTTATAGTTTTTGCCGCTGTTTTATTGTCATTATTTGCTATGTGTACATCCTGTCTCTTATACACATCTGACG